AGTTTACCAGCGCGGCATTCGTGGCGAAGAAGGCTGGCAGTCATGGACGTTTCCAACTGTCTCAAATCCTTACATTGAGGCAAGCGAAGTCGAGGCGGCTAAGCGCGACTTGCCTGAGATCATTTATCGGCAAGAATACCTTGCCGAATTTATCGAATCGGACGGCGGCGTCTTCCGCCGCGTACAAGAGGCTGCCATTCTGGAGCCGCAAGATCCGCAGGCGGGCAGACAGTATGTTGCCGGCGTGGATGTGGCTGCGAGCGTAGACTTTACAGTTGTGACGGTGATGGACGTTGAGACGCGCAGCATGGTCTACATGGATCGGTTCAACCGCGTCGATTATCCAGTGCTGATTAGCAGACTTGAGTCTGTTTATAAGCGATATAACCTTAGCTCCATGATCGTTGAGAGCAACAGCATTGGCAGACCTGTAATTGATGAGCTTGTGGCGCGCGGTTTGAACATCATACCATTTTTGACGACTTCTGCCACTAAACAAGGAATTATCCAGAATTTACAGTCAGCCTTCGAAAATGGGCAGATTTTGGTCTTAGACGACCCGGTGCTGATTGGCGAGCTGCTATCGTTTGAGAGCAAGCGCAATGCGAGCGGGAGTTTCAGTTACGGTGCACCGGATGGGATGCACGACGACTGTGTGATGAGCCTTGCTATTGCTTGGCACGGGGTAAGCGATAGGGGAGTTGTACTTTGGATGGATTAGGGAGGCTTTATATGGCGGATAGCGTCAAGACGATTACGAGTGTACCTGGCTGGGTTGAGATGCTAACATCGGACGGCGTTCCTGATTCCGTAGCGACACTCTACAATCGCGTGCCTATATTATTCCGAGCGATCCAATTGCGCTGCGACGCGCTTTCGAGCGTGCCGGTCAATATCTACAAGGGCGAAGAGAACGAGGTTGAGTGGCCTTACCCGACCAAGCTGGGCGAGCTGCTGTGGCGGTGGGAAGCATCGTGCCTTTTATCCGGCGCGGCATTCGGCGAACTGGTGACGAACAAGTCCGGCTATCGTAAGGACATCCGCTACCGCAACCCGTTTGACATGACCGTAAAGTACACCAACGGCATCCTGGACTTCCGGCAGAATAGCAGCGGGGCAACGTGGAAGAATGACTTGCGCGCTGGCACGTATGAGATGTTCTACCTTGCGGAGTACGATCCGAGTCAGGACGTCCTGCCGGGCGTAGGGGCGGCTATCGCTTCTAAGATTGACGCGAAACTCCTTTATGCCATTAGCAAGTTCCCGGAAATGTACTTCGAGGGCGGGGCAATGCCGGTCACGTTATTGGGGATTGACTCCAACGACCGCAATGAGATCGAGCGCATTCAGAACTGGTTCAAACGCTCTGCGACGGCGGTCAAGAACGCGTTCCGGGTGCTGGGTGTAAGGGCTGGCTCCATCAATCCCGTCACGCTCACTCCGCCGTTGAAGGATTTATCGTTCCCGGAATTGAATGAGATTGCAAAAGACAATATCACAATGGCGTTTGGCATCAAGCAGACATTATTGGACAGCGAGGCAGCCAACTATGCGACGGCACAAGAAGACCGGCTTTCATTTTACGAAGAAACAATCAAGCCGCGCGCAAGGTTATTCGAGGACGCGCTCAATACGCAGGTACTGGCGCGGGAGGGTTTGCGGCTGGAATTCAAGTTTGAAGAGCTGGACATCTTCCAGGAAGACGAGAACGCCCGCGCCGACCTGCTGAACAAGCTGGTAAATGCCGGCTTGCCGGTCGAGGTTGCGCTTGAGTTGGCTGGCTACGAGCTGTCAGACGAACAAGCTGCTATGCTGAACACGCATCAAGGCCAACTGGACGAGCGGCGTGACAGTGGCGTGGAGCCGCAGGACGAAGAGTTGCGCAAGTGGCAGAAGTTCGCCGAGAAGCGCGTCAAGGAAGGTAAGCCGATTAGGGAGTTTGAAACGAGCCGGATTGACCCTGCTTTACACGGGGCGATCAGTGGCGCGCTTGAGGGTGTGAAGACGGTTGATGATGTTCGTCACCTCTTCGACTCCGTTATCGCATGGCGAGGGTACCCGTAAGATGGACTTCGTAAACCGCGACGAGATTGAACGCAAGCTGGCACGGGTATTGAGCCGTGACCTGCGTGCTGAACTCGGCAAGTTGCTGGACTATTTGGGCGACCCGCCTAACTTGAGCAACGTACCTTACGAATACTGGCAGAACGGCTGGCGGTCAATCCAGAAGGACGTGGAGCCGGTGCTGTTAGACGTTTATCTAACACAGGCAACGAATGTCATGCTGACCGTTGGCATCGGCGTGAGCTTGGATAACATCAATCATCAAGCGGTCAATTGGGCGCGGTCACACACGGAAAGTATATTGCGTGAAATGTGGCGCAATAGGCAGGACATAACCGCCGAAATGCTGGCAAACGCGCGGCAAGTCGGCGAAATCATCGGGCAAGGCTACGAACAGGGCTTGACTATCCGCGAGATCAGTCAGCGTTTGCAGAGTTATTACTCGCCTGTTCGTGCTGAGATGATAGCCGTGACCGAGACAACACGTGCGGTTGTGGAAGGCGAGCGGGCTTTTGTTGAAGAGTTGGAGCGCGAGACGGGGCAGCGCATGATCCCGATCTGGATGACGGCAAATGACGAGCGTGTTTGCCCGATCTGCAATCCGCGCAATGAAAAGCCCATTACAAACGGACAATTCCCGCCCGCGCACCCAAGATGCAGGTGCGGCGTTGGCTGGGAATTCCCAAAGGAGCAGTCCTAATGGCATTCACCATTACAGTTGAAGGAGCAGAAGAGCTGGTTGCAAAGCTGAACACGCTGGCAAAGTTCAACCATGTGCGCTCCGTGATAGCGCAGCAGGGTGTAATGCTCCAGCGTTATTTGCGGAAGTATCCGAGCAAAGTCTACTCGCCTAATCCGCTTATCAAGACCAACGACAGAGTTCGGCGGGCGTTCTTCGCGAAGATGAAGAGCGGCGAAATAAGCGTGCCATACAAGCGCACGCGCAAACTGGCAAACAGTTGGGCGGTAAGCAGCAGTATGGATGGCTTCACTTCTACTGTCGTCAATAACATGAGCTATGCTGATCTGGTGCAAGGGTGGGATGACCAGGTGACGCGCCATAAGTGGAGCGGGTGGGTAACTGAGAAGGGCGCGCTGGATGTGAAGCGCCCCGAAATTATCAGGAATATTACAAACGCGTTGAATCAAGAGGTGAGGAATGTCGGATAAACAAGAAGCTGGGGATAAGTTAGCAATCAAGATACAAGTACCAGACACGCTCATAGAGCCGCTGGAAGTGAGTGCCGAAAAGCGCCTGAAGGCGGATGGAGAATACACGAACCCGGGCTGGCGCGTGCTTGGCGTACCTTACAGCGGGCAGTTGCAAGGGCGCGATGCAGACGGCGAAGCGTTCCATGAGCAGACTGAAATCTGGCTGAAATCCGGCGATTACGTCAATCTGACCTACTATCATGGCTTTGACCCGGAAGAGCCGGGAAAGAAGCAGGAAAAACCGGCTCTGATCGGGCGGGCTATCTACACAGGCAAGGACTCACGCGGGCATTGGTTCGAGCCGATGCTGGATGAGAGCGAGCCGCTGGCAAAACGGTTGATTGACGCGGGTGCGGAGAATTTGAAGGCGTCATCCGGCGCGGTCAACCATCTGGTACGCAAAAGCACTGGTGGCTTGATTGACGTGTGGCCTGTTGGCGAACTGGCATTATTTGACACGAATGAATGGCGAAAACCGGCGAATGAACTCGCCGTTATCGAGGCGAAGTCGAAGTCTATCACGGAGGCGATCCCAGAGGTTGACGAAACAACGGTGGACGCGGTTGAGGATGAGATGGAAGCTAAAAAATCTAATACAAAAATTTCACAATTTCCAATGGAGGAAAAAATGGACGAAGAGAAAATCGTCGAAGAAGTAAAGGCTGAAGAGCCAAAAGTGGACATCAAGGCAGAACTTGAATCCATGAAGAAATCCTTGCTGGAAGAGCTGAAGGCAGCTCCCGGCGAGGTCAAGGGCGTTCCAACCGTCAAAGCGGCAAAGGAATCGCCCTCGTTTATCAAAGCAATGCTGGCTTGGGCGCAAGGCGACAATCCTCGCGGTTTCAAGGGCAACGATCTGGAACTCAAGGGCGCTTGGCAGGGGCAGACCGATAATGAAGGCGGATATGCCGTGCCTGATGATTTTTATAATCGCATTGTTGAGCAACGGCAAGAATTGTCGTTTGTTCGCAAAGCTCCCGTCACCCGCTTGGTGACTAACCATGACCGTATCCTCATCCCAACCGAAGCCACCGCTGGCACCAAGTTAGTTGTGACCGCTGAAGAAGCCGCCTACGACGAAAACGAGCCGGTGTTCGGGCAGGTTGCGCTGACTATCCACAAGTTCACCAAGATGGTCAAAGTCTCGGAAGAAATGTTGGATGGCGACGCCGTTGGTTTGGAAGCCTACATCGCTTCCGTTGTGGCGCGCGCTTCTGCCGCTGCCGAAAACTACTACTGCTCAATCGGTACTGGCACTGGTATGCCTCAGGGCATCGTGGCTGGCGCTACCGCTTCTGGTATCACCACCGCTTCTGCTACTGCTATTACTGCCGCCGAATTAATCAGCGCGATGGGTACGGTTGAATCACCCTATCACAATTCAAGCTCCGGTTTCCTGATGAAGGGCGCGACTAAGTTCTACCTGCAAGGGTTGACTGGTAATAGCTTCCAATTCATCAACACTCCGGCTGGTGGCGATTTTATGGGTTACCCCGCTTACATCGCTCCCGACATGGATGGTATTTCTGCCAGTGGCAAATCGGTTGTCTTTGGTGACTTCTCAATGTACGCATTCGCCGAACGGCAGGGTGTAACTTTGAGCCGCAATCCCTACTTGTACCAGGCTAATGGGCAAGTTGGTCTATTTGTGAAGCAGCGCTTCGGCGGTGCTGTGCTTCAGACCCTCGCGTTCAAGTATCTGACACAACACGCATAATCCTGAAAGGACAATAAAATGAACCTATTAGGAAGAACAAAAATTGTCCAATCGGTTGCGCCTGTGACTTCGGACACAGCGCTGACCGGAACCGAGATTAACTGTGCTGGTTTTGATCGTGTTTGTCACATTATCAATGTTGGCGCAATGACCGCCACCGGCACTTTTGATTATAAGGTGCAGGAAGATTCGGCTACTGGCATGGCGACTGCCGCCGACATCACTGGCGCGGCTTTGACGCAGGTCAAAGCTGCAACCGGTGCAAGCAAAGTTTACGCGATTGACATTCCCGTCAATCCTGCCAAACCGTTCCAGAAAGCAGTTGCCGCTTGCGGTACTGCCAATGTGACCGTCGGTGCAATTGCTGTATTGTACGAAGGTTCGGGCACGTTCCCGAAGACCGCCGCAAAAGAGGCGATCATCCTCTAATTAGTGGGGGATAAGAGAGGGAGGGGTAATTCCCTCTCTCCGACCCCGAAAGGAAGTAATATGAAGACCGTCAAAATCTTAGTGCCATTCAGGTTTGAAATCGATAAGAAAGTGGTCGAGTTCGCACCGGGATTGGGCGAATTGCCAGATGAAGCGGTCGACGCTTTTGTGCGGGCTGGTTATGTAGCGCTTATTGATGATGAGCCTGCGGTTAAGATAATCAATAAGCCAAAAGTAAAGGCTACTAAAACAGTCAAGAATGGTGAGGAAGCCGAATGAGCTACGCAAGCCTGACTAATCTAAAAGACTATTTAGGTATAAGCGTTGCCACGACCGAAGA